CAGCTACTTCTAGTTCTGGTACATTAACACTTAACGCTGCTGAAGGTGGTTTCTTTACAGTTGCTTTATCAGAAAATGTAACTACTTGGACCATAAGTAACTTACCTGCAGGTAGAGCTACAGTTATTACAGTAAGATTTACACAAGACAGTACAAACAGAACTGTTGTATCAACAATAAATTCAACTGCTGCTAAGACAGCAAGTGGTGAAAGTTGGACAATGAGTACAGGTTCAGGAGCAATAGATATTGTAACTGTACTATATGATGGAACAAATTATTATTTAATCCCACAACAAAACTGGAGTTAATATGCCAATAGGTCAAGCTAAGTTTGGACTACTTGGTTCTAAAGCAGTATTTCTTAATATAACTGATAGCGGTGGCACTACAACTAAATATACACCTGAAGATATATCAACATCTCCTATATCGTTAGGTGAAGGTATTTACACTTTGACTAATTCAGGTATAAACGAAATACAAATGGTTATGTGGGGTGGTGGAGGAGGCGGTGGAGGCGGTGGTTCTTCTGCTAAAGGTGGAGGTGCAGGTAGCACTGAAGCAACAGTAACTCTTACATCAAATGGCACATATAAAATATTAGTTGGTGGTGGTGGTTCATTTAGAGCTGAGAACGCAGGAGCAGGTACAGCACCAACAGGAAATGGTGGTGTAGCAGGTAGTGCAGGTTATGGCGGTATCGGTGGTGGATATTCAGGATTTTTTACAACCTCTATTTCTCACAGCAACTCTGTTTTAGTTGCAGGAGGTGGTGGAGGTGCAGGTTGGGAAGGTAGAGCAGGTGGTGCAGGTGGAGGTACTACAGGTTCTTCAGGTTCTTCAGGAAACCAAGCAGGTGGTGGCGGTGGTACACAATCTGCAGGTGGTTCTTCAGCAGTACAAACAGGTTCTCAACTACAAGGTGGTAATTCAGGTGGTGGAGATAATGGTGGTGGAGGTGGTGGCGGTGGCGGCTACTATGGTGGAGGTTCAGGTTCAGGTGCTAATCCAGGAAGTGGTGGTGGTGGAGGTAGTGGATATTTTTCTACAAGCGTTACCACAGGTGGCACAACTACTAGCGGTAGTGGACAAACTGCAGGAAATAATACTGATACTTATTATGCTTCAAGTTATGGACAAGGTGGTAATGAAAGAAATAATGGAGTAGATGGAAGGGTTATTATATATGGAACATAAAGTAATAGAAAAATTTTTACCAACTTACAAATACAAACAATTAGAAAATGTTATGTTAGGTGACAAGTTTCCTTGGTATTACAATAAAAGCACAGATTATAAAGATGGTATAAGTATGTTTACTCATAATATATTTATAGATGGTCAAGGTGTTTCTACAATTTATAAAGATATGGAAAATATTTTAGATGGTCTTTCTGCACATATTGACTTTGAAGAAATAGTAAGGATAAAAGCTAATCTATACACCAATAGAAATAAAGAATTAAAGATGGGTAAACACAAAGATTTTTCAGATATGAAAGATTATTACAGTTGTGTCTATCAACTTAATGGAAATAATGGTAAAACAGTAATAGAAGATGGTGATAAAAGTCATGAAATTTCTACTTCGGTAGGTAATCAAATGTTAATTTTTGATGGAGATACTAACCATTATGGCACTACACAAACTGATGAAGAAGCAAGAATTGTAATAAATGTGGTGGTGAAATAGTATGGAAAATTGTTATGCAGTGGTAAGTGCTAATAATGTATCTACTTTAAATTTGTCAGAATTTAGAAATTTAACAGATGATACAGTTGTATATTTTAATGATAATACTGAAGCATACTGTATGTGGATAGGAGAAGAACTGCCATCAAGTTTATCTTTAGTAGAATTTCAACAATTTAATTATACTGAATTACAATCATACATAAGTTAAAACTGACAACCCAAAACCTTAATGCTACAATCGTAGCTATGGACTTCGTAATTATATTTGCTTTAGGTTATTGTTTTAGAGATTTTACTTCTTATCTAAAATCAATAGTAAACAACAGCAGATTAGATGGTCAATTTAAAACTATTGTTGACTTAGATAATGAATGGAGTACAGATGACCTCCCATAGTGGTAATGGATTTACACAGAAAGAAATGTTAAATCTTATATTGGAAGGACAACAAGACATTAATAAACGCATTGATGAATTACATGAAAAGGTAAATCAAAAGATATCAAGACAAGAGCTAAGTGGTTGGTTAGTTGCAATCTCGGCACTGGTGGTGTTAATCAATAATTTAATGTGAAAAACCTAGCAGTATTAACTGCAGTTCTTTTACTCGCTGTACCTATACATTCTATAGCAGAAGAAACTACAGTAACAGAAACATTTAATGACCAACAAATAAACACAGATATAGATATATTGTATGGTGGTAATGATACAGAGGTAGCTGCTGCTACAACTGCATCACCTGAATGTGCAAGTACAGAGGTAGCAGGAAGTATAGGCATAGAAGATTTAGATTGTTTTGGTTCAGAATACTTTAGTTTAAACAGACACGCATTAGGTATAAGGGGTAGCGCAGATAGTATTACTATTGCATTTCCTAACGAACCTTACGAGGTAGGTTTTCAATATGGTGCTACAGATGTAGATAATATATCAGGAACTGTTTACTACGATAATGGTGCATCTGAAACATTTACATTAGACCAACACACAGATTATACAACTGTATTGTCGAAGTCTTGGGAAGTTGCAGAAGGCGTAGATACTTTTATAACTGAAATAGTTATTGATGGATTAACTGGAGAAAACCCTGACTGGTACTTAATAGATAATATATACTATAAGTATGATAATGTACCTACTACAACGACATCTAGTTCGACAACAAGCTCTACCACATCATCAACGACTACTACCACGACTACGACTACGACTACTACAACGCTACCTAAAGCGAAAGATGTCGTGGAAGATAATATCACTACCTATCTTGCTTGGGATAAAGATGGGTGTGAACACCCGAATAACCCTTTATCGTATAAACAATATTTGGAAGCCATAGAAAGTGGAAATTGGTTCGGCTATCAACCTGGTGATTGTACTGGACCAACAGAAGAAGAACTTGCTGCAATCAAAGCAGAAGAAGAGCGTATAGCAGAAGAAGAGCGTATCGCAGAGGAAAAGCGTTTAGAAGAGGAACGCCTAGCTGAAGAAGAACGATTAGCTGAAGAGAAGCGTTTAGAGGAAGAGCGTATTGCTGCAGAGCTCAAAGAACAAGAAGAAGCAGAAGCTAAAGCTGAATTAGAAAAACTTGATGTAGATTTACCTGAAGAAGAAATAGAAGAGTTTGTAGAGGTAGTTAAAGAGGTAGAAGAATTTGTAGAAACTATAATAGTTGAGGAAGAAGTTATAGAAATACCTGATGAAATAGTTTATGAGGTAGAGGAGATGGTAGAAGATGACATTGATGTTGTGGTGGAAACTGAAGAAGTGGTACAGGAAGTTTTGGATGAGCCAGTACAGGAAGATGTTGAGGAGAAACCTACAGAAGAACTTTCTGAAGAAGAGGTCGTTGAAGCAGTATCTGAAGTTGAAGAAATCGTTGAGGAAATTATCGTTGAAGAAGCTACCACAGAAGAAGTTATAGAAGTTATAGAACAAGTAAATGATGTTGGTGTACAAAACTTAGACAAAGCAACAGAAGAAGTACAAGAAGTTGTACAAGCTGTTGTTGAAGAAGCTATTGCAGATGTAGAAGAACTTACAGAGGAACAAGTTGAAGTTGTTGCTGAAGTTTTACAAGTTGAAACTGAAGATGTTGAGATTATTGCAGAAGCTGTTAAAGAAGATGAAGTGGTTGCAGAAGCAGTAGAGGAATATGTAGAGAGAGCTGTAGAGAATGCAGATGTAGAGAACTACACACTTGCTGATGTTGTAACAGAGGTACAGTATGAAACATTTTTAGAAAATCCTATAGAAGTTTTTGTTGATGTAGATTTTGAAGGTATAACTTTAGATAATATAGGAGATGATATGACACAAGACCAAAAAGAAAAAGCACAAGAAGTGGTAGTGCCAGTTATTTTGACTAGAATAGTGAGTATCGCAGCTTTTGTGATGAGGAAAACAATATGATAAAAAAAATATGGAATTGGTTTATAGAAATAGTTAAGGAAACATTGAATTTATCCTGGACCTTAGTAGGTTTAGTTATTGCTACACTTACATTAACTGGTTCAGCACAACAAATTACAGGTTTAGCCACTATAATTACATTAGGAATATGGTTACTAACTATAGGATTTAGAAAATGATATGTGGATTATGTTCAGGTAGCTGTGCTACTTGTCCATTAGGAGGAGGACTAGGAAATGAAACTACAAGTAATTAGAACACAATTTGGTAAAGATGCAACAAATGGTATGTTGTTTATTGATGGTTTGTTTGAGTGTTATACACTAGAGGACCAGTATCAAGCAGTAAAAGTTATGCACGAAACCTGCATACCTGAAGGTAAATACGATATAAAGTTTAGAACTGTTGGTGGATTCCACGATAAATATAAAAAGAGATATGGTAATGCACACTATGGTATGTTGCACCTACAAGATGTACCTAACTTTACTTACATACTTATACACGCAGGTAATACAGATGAACACACATCAGGTTGTTTAATTGTTGGTGAATCACAACAAGATTTAGACATAAGTGATGATGGGTTTATCGGACATTCAGGCAAAGCGTATACAAAACTATACGACAAGGTGGCAAAACAATTACTACAGGGAAATAAAGTAAGTATTGAGTACACAACTATAACAAATCTGTTAGAAAAACCTGCATCAAATGCCTCTACAGATGATGTTATATTGACTAGAACAGTTATGGATAAAATACAAGAATTAAAAGAAGATATTTCTGAAGTAAATGGCGGTGTCATACAAACACAAGCTATGCTTAGAGGTAGAATAATAAGATAATGTTTGAAAGATTTAAAAGAGCAAGAAACCAGGATGGTACATTCAAGAAGGATGTATGGTGGACACCTTGGTCCGATTCATGGGAGTATAAAATGAGTGAAGAACTTAAAGATATGCTTGAGCGTGTGGTATGGACATTCGTGGAAGCCTTTATTGGAGCATTAACAGTTGCTCCACTAGTAGGAATTGAAGCGGAAACAGTTCAATTAGCTGCCCTCTCAGGAGGTGCTGCTGCACTAGCAGTAATCAAGACTTACGCTAAAAAACAAATTACAAAGTAAAAAAACTATCACACTGGTCCTGTATAATTTAAGTACAGGGCAAAGGAGGTAAATATGCCTAAAATACCAGAAGAATGGGGTAATAATTTCTATAAGTCAGGGTGGCAACCAGGACTAGAAGTTAACGAACAAACAGGGTTAGGTGAAATAACTCATGTTGGAACAGACCCAGATTATAGAAACAAGTTTGATTCTATATTATTAGAGTGGGGGTTTGACCCTAAACATTATGAGATAGAGGGTTCAGTTCGTGCATCCTCGTGGAATGTACAATTAAAAGGTGGCAGAACAGAAACCTTTTACGCATTTAAAGGTATTGTAAAGAAAAAAAGACCAGGACATGACAAGTATTTCCAAGCGTTATTCAAACAAGCAGGTCGTAAACCACCTCTTAAATTAAAAACACATGGCGGTGACACCGCTTTTTTGTTTTTTATGGCAGATTGGCAACTTGGTAAAAAGGATTATGGCGTAGAGAATACAATTAAAAGATACGACATAGCTTTACAAGATGCGGTAAACAGAATTAAAGAACTGCGTAAAATCGGTGTGCAGATAGATGAAATCTATATGATTGGATTAGGTGACCTTACAGAAAATTGTTATGGATTCTATGACTCACAACCTTACAACATAGAACTTACAATGATAGAACAGTATGCGTTAGCTAGGTCTATGATGATGAAAACAGTAGATACTTTCCTACCACTTGCTGATAAATTAATATTGGCAGGTTCACCAGGAAATCATGGAGAAGCATCTAGGTCACAAAAAGGTCAAGTTGTGACAAACAGATTAGATAACACAGATACTATGCACTTGCAGATATGTGGTGAGATTATGAAAGCTAATCCTGATAGATACAAGAAGGTAAAGGTAGAAGTTCCTGATGGGTTTCATCAAGTAATGGATATAAAAGGTATTAGGTGTGGATGGACACATGGACACATGACATCAGGCGGAGGTTCTAATCCTGAAACTAAGATAGAGAACTGGTGGAAAGGACAGATGTATGGTTTTCTTCCTGCAGGTGAGTGTCAAATTCTAGTTACTGGTCACTACCATCACTTTAGAAGTAAACAACAGGGTGATAGGACTTGGTTTCAATCTCCTAGCTTAGATAAATCTATAGACTTTACAGCTAGAAGTGGTCTATGGTCGCACCCAGGTGTCCTTACATTCACAGTTAATGAAAAAGGGTGGGATAACCTTAAAATATTATAAAGGCAATTCTTTATAAGGTTTTTTGTTGCCTTTGAAATCTAGTTCAGGATAATACTTAGTTTCAAATCTTGGGTCTTTCCACATTTCAAATAGCTTTTCGGCACTATACCATTTTGGGTTTGCGTTTATGCTAGTAAAGTACATTATGCCTATACGAACTTGCTTGTATTTGCTTCCCTTCCAATTCATTTCTTGTATCTTGTAATAGTCTGATGCCTTTAATTTATTTGTTCCTTTAACTTCTGCAAAGTAAATCATCTCATCTCTTACAACTATGTAATCAGGAAGCAGCAATATCTCTGTTGCGTACCAAAAGTAATTTAATTTATTTACTTTAGGGTCTGTTCCTATGCGTAAATAATCTTTGTACTCTACTAACCCTGCATCTTTCAAATATTTCAACATAGCTTTATCCGCCATGTCATCACCGCTGTTTCTAGATTCATAAGAATCTTTATATGTGTTAGACATTAGAAGGGTTTGCCTTCAGGTGCTTCACCACTAAAAGCATCTTTTAACATTGATGCTAATATTTGTACTGTTCTTTTACGCTGCTCTTCTAATTCAACTACTAATACTTCTAAAGTAGCTAATGATACTGACTCTTTGTAGATTTTATTAGTTTTTACAAATCGTACATCAACATAATACAAATCATCCCAATCTAAAAATATTTGACCCTCTGCATCAGGAAGCATAAATTTCATACCACCCCTTCTTTCATCTGTTTTTTCAATAATCCAGTTTGTTATGTCTATTTGTTTTCTATGAAAGATATTTACTAATCCATCAAATCCATAACTAGAAGGGGATTTCTTCTTGTTCTCCTCCCTGTTCTCCTGGTTTAAGGAGTGCGTGACACTCTCTGTACTCCCACTTGTATGGGTTTCCTTCTTCTGTTTGTTTGTATCTTCTACCACAATATGTGTTTCCTTCCTTATCTGTATAGGTTATATTTCTTAATTTATTACAACCTACTTGTTGTTTGCATTGTGTATCAGGTGGTGGTGGTACATCAAAGTTGTGGTTAGGGTATCTCTCCTGCAACTTAGCTTTAAGTTTATCCACATTAATTGATATACCATCTTCTATAGCCATTCTGTTGGTAAATCTTCATTACCAATCCACCATCCTTTACCACAACCACCTGCGTTGTTGTAGTTAGAACATGCAAAATCAGGTATTTTACCAAACTTGTCAGGGTCACTTGCTTTTTTCTCCCTGTTGTCCTCTATTGCACAAGTCTTTGTATCACAATTAGGATGTATCTTTACTGATATATCCTTAACATTACCAAATACATCTTCTACAATATCTGTATCATCTGTATTGTTATCTAACATCTTTAACATGTCCTCTGCTCTAGTCATAAAGACATCCATGTTCTCCTGTGTCCAGGTTTTTATGTCTTTGTCTGCTAAATCATTATTAACTAATTCTTTGTAAGCATTTTGTTTAATGGTTTGTCGCAGTGATTCATCAGGAATCATAGCTTCAAGTAATTGATTGAGTTGCTTACCAACATCTCCAGTTGTGTTTGTAGGTTCAGCTACCATCTCATCAACTACCTTCTTCATAGCTGCTTGTTCTTGCTTAGTAGGTTTCTTAACTGGTTTCTTCTCTACCTGGACCTTAGACATTTCTTCTCTACTAGGTCTAGGTTTTGTACTACCTTGATACTTCCAGTTAGCTAATGCACGACCAATAGCGGAGGTTTCACAATTTTCCATCCAGGCATCTGCGTTAGCAAATCCACCTTGCCCTTTAGTTTCTTGTGCTATACCTGTAGCTACTGGTCTTGCATCTTCTTCTTGCTTAAATACTTCTGCTCTAATAGTGACACATGTTCCATCTTCAGTTATGTGTGCTATCTCTGTATTTATTCTTGCGTTTGGATTATCATTCCAAAACACTTTAAGTCTATCTTCTACTGTTTCGTAATTATCTAAATTAAATTTAGCCATTATTCCTCCTCTTGCTTCTTTGTTTGAGCTAACTTAATAACCTCGTAAATTCGTTGTCTAGTTAAGTTAAGCAATTTACCTAATTTAATTGCACTAAATCCATTATCAAAAGCATGAACTATAACTTCATCTCTTTGTTGTAATAGTTTATCTAGTGTATTTTTCTTGTTGTTTATTTGTATTGTAAGTGTTGATAATGATTCCTCTATCTGTTCTTGCGGTATTGTATCTACCTCCATAGGAATACCATTAACAAAAGTTTCACCATCAATTATTTGAAATGTCATATTGTTTTCTCCATTTTCTCTCTTGGTATAATCTGTATATAAAATTTACTTTGTCTGCTAACCAGTTAGCAACTGTCCATGCACCTATTATATAAATAGGTAGCGACAATAAAAGCATAAGTAATACATTATCCATTATTCCTCCTCTTCTTTTGTGCTAGATTCCTCTATCTCTTGTGCTATCTTCATTGTGTTTTCGTTATGGTCCTGGACAAACTGGTCCAGGAGTTCTGCTAATCGCTTCGTATTTAATGATGTAAGGACTATGGATTTCTCAACCTTTTGTCCTCCACATGCGTTAGCTAATTTAATTGCCCATGTCTTAATTGACTTAGGACTTTCAAATATATTAGGCATTTTTTACTCCTCTACTTTTAATACTACTGTATAGAACTGTTCAACTGTCCAATGTTCTTCTAGGTCATCAATAGTTGTAGCTAAAGCATCTGCTATTTCTTCTGCTTCAAATCTACCACTATTTTCTACCCAGGCGTTGTGATATTTTATTACCTCTGTTTCTGTGCCTACAGAACACTCAACACCTTCATCAATTAAACGATATAGTTTTATCTCCATTTATTCCTCCTTCTATTCTTATGTTTGTTTAATTAGTAGCAGTTTCTAGTTCAACTAACTTGACTATAAACATACTACCAAAGTCTTTTAGTTCTCTAACCTTACATTGTGCTTCATGCAGATTATCAAACTCCCATGTCATTATCCCTCCATAGAGACTAACACTTCGTACTTGGTATATCATAGTATCTCCTATGTAATCCTTACCTTAATCCTACTAGCTTGTCCTTATTACGCCAACTCTTGATTACAAAAGTTATAAGGTAGTAGTCCTGGTTTTTCCTAAGCATCAGGAGTGTCCAGGACTTACTACCTTCACTAAGGGGATAGCGGATTAATCCTCCTCATATCCTGTAGAATCCATATCTCCTGTTTTTCTTGCA